GTTGACGGTAACGGCAGCAACACCCCTGCAAACGACGGAAGCTCAAGCAATGCGTAATTCAGTTCAGCGCGGTGACATTCTCGATCTGGACGCGGGCGTCGCCGTCACTGCTGGTCAGGGCTTTCTGTTCGGCGATTCGTTGTTCGGCATCGCGATCATCGATGCCAAGCCTGGTGTCAAAAGTGCGTTCGCCATCAACGGCGTGGCACAGATCGCCAAGGCGCCTGCCCTGGCAATCGCCTGCGGCGATCGCCTGCGGCGATCGCCTGTACTGGGCCGCGGTCAATCGTTGGGTCAACAAGACCGCTGGTGGCTCGCAGGTCGGTATTGCAACCGAGGATGCGGCGGCATCGGCTGCGACGGTTGCCATGCTGCTGGAACTGGTGCCAGCCCCGGTGTCCGGTGGGGGCACCCATCTGCCAAGCAGGCCCGCCACGAGCGGGCCTTTTTCATTGACTCGCAGCGACCGCTTTTCGGCGCGCCGATGAAAGTTGTCTCACGCTCGCCTAGAAATGAGACAGCAAGCACGGAACGATAGCGCCATGCTGAATCCAATCGCTCCCGCACCTGGCGCGTCCCAAAGCGCCGCGCGCCATGTGATGCCGGTGCAGCTGCGCACCGCGTCGCTGGTGCCCACGTCGTACCGCGAGGCCGACAACACCATCGAGGTCGTCTGGACCACCGGCTCACGCCGCCGCGCTTACGACTGGTACAACGACCAGGTCTTCGAAGAAGAACTCGACGTGTCGCCCGAAGCGGTCGACATGACCCGTTTCGATGCGGGTGCGGTTCACGTTGTCGACACCCATCGCACCTGGGGTCTGGACGCCGTCCTCGGCCGTGCCATCGAAGGCAGCATCGTCAACGGTGAAGGCCGTGCACGCATCGCCTTCAGCACAGACCCGGCCAAGGCCGGTGTCATCGGCGACATCCGCGCCGGAATCATCCGCAGCATGTCGTTCGGCTACTCGGTCGAGCGCTACGAGATCACGCGCGCGCAGGACCGCACCGACGGCGTCAACCTGCCGCTGTACCGCGCGGTGCGCTGGACGCCCGCAGAACTGACGTTCTGCGCCGTGCCGGCTGACCCGCACGCGGCCAGCCGCGCCGGCGAGACCGCGCAAACCCGTTCCCAACCTGCGCACGGCAGCGCGTGCGAGTTCACCACCCGGGGTGCTACGCCCCTCACTTCCAACCAGGAACCCACCATGACCGAAGCCGAACTCCAGGCGCAGCGGGACGCGGAAGCAGCTGCCCAACGTACTGCCGCTGAAGCCACCCAGCGTACCGCGCAGGAAGCGGCCGCCACGGCCGCCGCCGCAGCCGCCGTGCAGCGCAGCGCCGACATCACCGACCTGTGCCAGCGCCACAACGTGCCGCACCTGGCCGCCGGCCTGATCCGTTCCAACGCCACGCTGGACGCTGCCAACAGCAGCGTGCTGGCCGAACTGGCCGTGCGCAGCGCCGCCGGTGGTGGCAACACCAACGTGCAGGTGCAGACCATGCGCGACCAGGCCGACACGCGCCGTGCCGGCGTGGAAGAAGCGCTGCTGAACCGCTGCGACCCGCGCCAGGCGCTCACTGACAACGGCCGCCAGTACCGGGGCATGAGCCTGCTGGAAATCGGCCGCGACTGGCTGGAAGCCAACGGCGTCACCACGCGTGGCCTGGACCGCATGACGCTGGCCCAGCGCATGCTGCATTTCCGCGGCAACATGGCTACGCGCGAAGCTGCATTCCATACCACCAGCGACTTCGCCAACATCTTGGCGAACGTGGCCTACAAGCGCCTGCGCATGGGCTATGACGAGAATCCCGGTACCTACACGCGCTGGGCCCGCCGTGCGCCGAACCTGGCTGACTTCAAGCCCATCAGCGTGGTGCAATTGGGGGCCATGCCCGATCTGCTGCTGGTGAACGAAGCCGGTGAAATCAAGTACGGCACCTTCGGCGATGGATCGGAAAAGTACAACCTGCTGACCTACGCTCGTATCGTGGCGCTCAGCCGCCAAGCCGTCATCAACGATGACCTGCGTGCCTTCGACCGCGTCGTGGCCGGCTTTGGTGCTTCCGCCGCCCGCCTGGAAAACCGGACCGTCTACGCCCAGCTCACGGGCAATGCCAACATGGCTGACGGCAATGCGTTGTTCAGCGGTGCGCACGGCAACAACGGTACCGGTGCCGGCAGCGCGCTGCAGTTCAGCTCGTTGGTTTCCATGCGTACGGCCATGCGGACGCAGAAAGGGCTGAACAGCGAGGAACTGAACTTGGGTCCGGCCTTTCTGATCGGCCCGGCGGCGTTGGAACAGACCATGTACCAGCTGACCAGCAGCCAATATGTGCCGGCCCAGCAATCCAACGTGAATGAATTCCGCCAGGGCGGCCGCACGTCGCTGGACCCGATCATCGAGCCCATCTTGGACGGCATCAGTTCCACCGCCTGGTACGCCGCCGCCAGCAGCTCGCAAGTCGATACGGTCGAGTACGCCTATCTCGACGGCGCCGAAGGCCCGGTCATCGAAAGCGAAGTTGGCTTCGAGGTCGACGGCATCAGCTTCAAGTGCCGTGAAGACTTCGCCGCCAAGACCATCGATTGGCGCGGTCTGTATCGCGCCGTCGGCGTCTAGGCCAGCTACACCCCAAACACCAGCAAGGAACAAAGATGAAAAACTTCGTGATGAACGACGACACCATCACGGTGCCGGCCCCGTATGCCGTCACCAGCGGCCAGGGCTGCATGTGTGGTGCGCTTTTCGGCATCGCATCGACCGACGCATCCATCGGTAATTCGGTGGAACTCGCCACGGAAGGTGTGTACGACATCACCGCGCTGAGCACCGACGTAGCCAGCGGTACCGCCTTCGCGCTGGCCTACTGGGACGACACGAACAAGCGCGTTACTGTCACGGCGTCGACGAATCTGAAGATTGGCGTCATTGTCGCGGCCAAGGCCAGCGGTGCCACCACGGCCCGCGTCCGGCTGAACGGCGCCTTCTGACCTGGCGTCTGGGCTTGATATGGCTTCGGCGGCATTGGGCGGCTTCGACCGCAGTATCGCGCGGCTCAATGCTGCTGTGGCGTCGCACCTGACCAATGCCGATGCTGCGCTGGATGGCCATGCTGTGCGCGTCGTGTTCGACAACGGTACACGCCAGTTCCTGGGCGGCATCGATGTACAGACCCCCAACGCAGGTTTGCCATCTGCCCAGGCCGCCCATGCAACACAAGACAGCGTGCTGCGCATCGTTGGTGGCGAGCAATACCGCGTCGTCGACATAAAGCCCGACGGTGCAGGCTGGACAGAACTGACGCTCCAACTGCTGAATCCTGTATGACGCTGCCCACGACATTCCTGCCTATCACAACAGCTATCCGAGATACGCTGAAAGGCGGTCTACTGCTGACGGATGGTCCTGTAGTGCGTGGTCGTCGCCTGGTGCTGGAAAAGCGATTCAAGGCGGGTATCGCGGTCAATTCCATCCGTCATGTTGCACAGGTGCTCAGCATTGATGGGCAAGACTTTCAGTGGGAAACCACAGTAGTCGTTGCCGTGTATGTCCGGGCCACGCAGGACGAAGACGCCGAAGAAGCCCTCGACCCCTACATCGCCGCAGTCTGGGGCCGCCTGGCCGGCATGACGCCGCCCGCTGGCGCCACCAGCGTGACGCTGGACCCTGCCATCGGCATCGACCTGGACGAAGCCGACCAGACCGTCGCCGTGGCTTCGCTGCAGTTGCGCGTCACCCACATCACCACCGGCGGTGTTCTCGCGGCCTGACCGGTCCGAGCTGCCGCATCCACCCCCAACCGGAGCTTCCTTCCATGGCCTACTACCCCGTCACTGGCAGCCGCATCTTCATCCAAAGCGCCATCGCCACTGCCAAGTCCATCACCGCCCTGAACAACACCAACCCGCCGGCTGCCACCAGCGTCGGGCACGGCTACGCTGCGAACGACGAACTGCTGGTGCTGAATGGTTGGGAAGACACCAACGCCAGCGTCTTCCGTATCGGCGTGCCCGATGTCGACCACTTCACCCTGGTGAACTTCGACGCCACGAATACCGACTGGTACCCGGCCGGCGCGGGTGTCGGCTCTGCGCAGAAGATCACCACTTGGACGCCCATCGGCCAGGTGCTGGGCGTGCAGAACAACGGCGGCAATGCCCGCTTCGTCACCGTGCAGCCCATCGACCGGCGCAACCCCATCAACATCCCCGTGGGCTTCGACGCCAGCAGCATGACGCTGGAACTGGGCTACGACCCCGCCCAGGCCGCACAGGTGGAAATGTTGCTGGCCAGCCGCAGCCTGGCCAAGCGCGCCATCAAGTTCGTGCTGCCCGGTGGCGGCTACGCCTACAGCTACGGCACCGTCAGCCTCAGCAACCTGCCCACCTTCGACACCGGCGGCGTGATGAAGGTCAGCTGCGCGCTGTCCATGGACGGCATCTTCACCAAGTACTGATCGGACAACCACCACCATGGTCTACAAACTCGTGGTCAGCGCCATGCTGACGTTCGTCGCAACGCTGGTCTTCATCGACGACGAAGGCCTTCCCCGCACCTTCCAGGTGAAGCTGAAAGCCGACCGCCTGGCCACCAGTGCCGAACTGGACGCCGCGCTGAACGACAAGCCGGTCTTCACCGACTTCCTGGCCGCACGCAAGCTGCAGCTGGTGCAGTGGGTGGGCGAAAGCCCGCTGGTGGATGAAGCCGGCGCACCGGCACCCGTGGGGCCCGAAGCACTGGCTGCGCTGATGGCGCTGTCGGGCGTTCCGCATGCCCTGTTCAGCGCCTACGTCGAATCCAGCAGCGCCAAGGCGAAGCTGGGAAACTGACGACGCTGGGCAAGCTGCTTGCGGCCGATCTACTGGATGTCTCAACCGATGCGCCCCGGCCCCCGCCGCCGCCGCCTGCCGCGTGTGATGAACCGCCAGCCGACGTGTGCGAATTCGGCCTTGCAGACGAAGGGCCCCACGCAGCCCCCCAGCGGCCCCGCCAAGCGCTTCAATTCCAGCCGGTGGATGCAGAGCCACCCGCGGCCCTGGAATTCGCCCTGTGGGCTGAACATGAAGCCGCGCTGGTGCTGTTCCGGTCCTGCAGCACCCAGTGGCGCTACGGCCAGGCTGGGCCTACCGGCCTGGACTATGCCGGCGTGCGATCCAGCCCGGCCTTTCGGCGGCTGCCGGCTGCCAGCCGTGAAGCCGTCTTCGACGACGCCACAGCCATCGAACGCGCCTGGCTGGCGGAACACTACCGCCTGGCGGCTGAACGCCGTTCGCGGCAACAGCCGTATCCCGGCTAAGGCAGGGGCAACAGCATGGCGGTGAACGAAATCAGGGTCCGCATCGGCCTGGAAGGCGCGCAGAACGTGCAGGCCGGCGCGGGTGCGGCCGGCGCCGCGCTGGAAAAGCTGGGCACCCAGGCCGGCAAGGCGGGCACCGCCACCGGTCTGGCGGGCTACCAAAGCGCGCAGCTCAGCGCCCAGCTGCAAGACCTGTTCGTGCAGATCCAGGCGGGCGGTAGCCCGCTGACGGCGCTGATCCAGCAGGGCAGCCAGCTGTCGGCCGTGTTCGGTGGCACCGGCAACGCGCTGAAGGCCGTGGCGGCCATCATCACGCCCACGGTGGCCACCATCGGTGCTGCCGCCGGCGTGCTGGGCGCCTTGGCCTATGGCTACGCCAAGGGCAACGAAGAATCGGCCGCCTTCACGCGGGCCGTGGTGCTGTCCGGCAACGCGGCGGGCGTGTCGGCGGGGCAGCTGTCCGACATGGCGGCCGCCGTGGCGCGCCTGGGCGGGGGCACGCAAGGCCGTGCGGCCGAGATCCTGACTCAGATGGCCAGCGCGGGGCAGGTGGGCGCCGTCAACCTGACCCGCTTCACCGACGCTGCGCTGAAGCTGGAAAAGTACGGTGGCGGCGCGGCCAGCGATACCGCCAAAGCCTTTGAAGACTTGGGCCGCGCGCCGGTGGAAGCCAGCCGCAAGCTGGACGCCAGTACAAACGCGTTTACGGAATCGGTGCTGCGCCAGATCAAGGTGCTGGACCAGCAGGGCCGTGCGGCCGAAGCAGCCAACCTGGCGCAAACGTCTTATGCCGATGCGCTGGACACCCGCATTCCGAAACTGGCGATTCACGTAGGCACGCTTGAAAAGGCGTGGATGGGCGTCAAGAGCGCTACGGCTGACACGCTGGATGTCCTGCTGAACATCGGCCGCGAAGAAACGGCTCAGCAGAAGCTGGACAAGCTGGAAGCCACCCTGACGCGCTTGCGCGGGCTGAAGCCGCAAGACGGCGCGCCGCTGTCGGTCGGCGCCATGCTGGCATCGCAAAGCGGGCAGATGTCCGATGCGCGCGAAGCATCGTTGCAGAAGCAGGTTGATGCGCAGCGCGCCCTGGTGAATGGTGAGAGCGAACAGGCGAAGGCGCAGCGAGAAATCAACCAGGCCAAGCAGGCTGGGCTGAGGTTTGATGATCAGGCTGAGCAGTACTTGTCGCGTCAAGCCAAGTACAGCCGCGAAGTCACGCAGGCTACGGTGGAAGGTCTGGCGGCAGGCCGCAGCATGGCCGACATTCAAGCGCGTGTTGCACAGATCCAGAGCAAGTACGACCCGGGAACCACACTGCAGGCAGTGAAAGGTGCGGAAGCGCGCAAGCTGGAAATTCTCAAGCAGAGTCAGAACCAGATCGACACCCTGTATGCAACGGGATCGATCAACGAAATCGAGTACATCAAGCGCACGACGCAGGTCACGGTCGATTCGTACGATGCCCGGATTTCAGCCGCTGGCAAAGAGCTTGGCATTCTGAGAAGCAAGCAAGACACCGAACTCGCTCAGGCGCAAAAGCGTGACGAGATCGATCAACTGACGCTGCAGCGGCAGGGTGCCAAGCAGGCCGGCATCAACCAGACCACGGTGGCCATCTACAGGCAGACTGAGGCGGCCGAAGCCTTGCAGCGCGCATTCGACGCGACGGACAAAGCGCAGATCGAGGAAATGACGAGGCAGGCGAATTCGACGATGAAGTCGATTTCTGACTCGTTCAAGGCAAACACGCAATCCATTGAGGATTCGAACGAGCTGCTTCGCCTGGAAGTGCAGCTGCAGGGTGTCAGCAACGAACAGCGCGACGCTGAAATCGCCAAGCTGAGAATCAAGCAACAGCTGATCGCGACGACGAAGCAGATCGAAGGACTGACGGCATTCATCAGCACCGACGAGAAGCAGTTGTTGCTGAACAATGAAGTAACCAGTGCTGCGGCGGCAACTTCGCTGGTTGCGGCGCGGGCCAGCGTGGCCCAGTGGAAACGCGCCAGCGACGAGATCAACAGCACCCTGACCGATTCCCTGCTGAAGGCCTTCGACGACGGCAAGGGCGCTGCCCAGGACATGGTCGACGCGATCAAGGCGATCTTCCGCAACTTGATCCTGAAGC